CGGGAGCCGACTCGGGTCCGGCTCCCGCCGAGACTCGATCACGCGGCGACCAACCGTTGACGAGAGAACAGACCGGGAAGCTCTTCGCGCTCCTAACCGAACTCGACGCCGCCGAACCGCGAGAGCGCCGGATCGAGATAGCGTCCGCGCTCCTCGCCCGCCGGGTCGCCTCGTTCGCGACATTGACCGTCGAGGAAGCGTCCGTCTTGATCGACACGCTAACCCGCGTGACCGAGTCCGAGCGGCCGGGCGACTACCTCGCGTGGATCGTCCAGAGCGGGCTAGCTCACCTAAAGCTCGTCGAGTCCGGAGAGGAGACACCCGACGCCCGGCTCATGGCCGGACCGTGGTCCGACGAACCGTTACCGCTCGACAACGATCCCGACCCGGACGAGGAACCGCGAGACGAATGAGCGCGCGGGCCGACGTTGCCTCCCGGATCGAGCGGGCGCTCGACGCGCACGAGATAGCGGCGAGCAAACCCGACGAGCGGACCGGGGACGTCCTCGTCCGTTGCGCGTGCCAACCACGAGACGGACCGCTAATGACGAAACACGAATGGCGGCAACACGTCGCCGAGCGGGCGACCGCCGCCGCATTGCGTATCTACTGACGAGAGGAGCCGGGACCATGCCAACGAAACCCGTTCGTATCCTGTCCGCACTACCCGAGGACGAGCAAGAGAACGGCTTAGGGGAGGCGCTCCGCGACCGAGCCTCCCTCGCGCCCGTCGTGCCGATCCTCGCCGTCGTCCTCTTCCGCGTCGACAAGCTCTTCCGCGACGTACGGACCGGGGAGACGGCGGTAATCCTCCGGATCGCTCATATCGAGCCCGTCGAGGGAGACGAGGCGACCGTCGTCGACGACATGCTCGCGAGCGCTCTAGAAGACCGCCTAGGAGTCGTCCGGCTCCCGCTCACTCAAGACGACACGGGCTCATGATCCCGTCGCCGATATGGCGCTACGTATGCGAATGCGAGCACCAAGCGTTACGCCGGGAGCCCGTCGTCCGACCGGCGTCCGACCGGATCGACCCGGCGCAACTCGCGCGGCTCTCCTCCGAGCTACACGCGCAAACCATGTTCGCTTGGTTCACCGACCTAACCGAACCCGACGCCGCCGCGCTCGGGCTCTTCCGGCACACGGTCGGCTGTCGGCTCCGGTTCCGTTGGCTCGTCGTCGCCATGGTCCCCCGGCCCGTCCCCTACCTCTCCGTTCGGTCCGGCTTGCCACTCTGGACCCGGCACGCGATCGAGGACGAGCCCGGCGTCGAGCTACGGCATTGGTTCGTGAGCCGCGTCCCGATGCCCGTACGGTACGACCCAATCTCCAAGAGCCGACCGCGACTCAATTTCCGGACGGTCACCGGATGAGCGCCGACCCGCTCGTCGTCGTCGTGCACGGCAAACCCGCGCCTCAAGGCTCGAAACGGCTTGTCGGGCAAGGACACTTGATCGAGTCGAGCGCGGGCGTCAAACCATGGCGACAGACCGTCGCGTTCGCATGCCGCGACGCGTGGCGGACCGCGAACGGCGACCAGCTACCGAACTTCAAAGCCGCATACGCCGTCGCGCTCGTGTTCACCATGGCGCGCCCGCTCAACCACTACCGCTCGGGCAAAGCCGGAAACCCGATCCGCGACGGAGCGCCCGCCATCCCCGCCGTGACGCCCGACCTCGACAAGCTCATCCGGTCAACCCTCGACGGGCTCGCCGACTCCGGAGCGATCGTCAACGACTCCCGCGTCGTCGAAATAGCCGCCGTCAAGACCTACCCGGCCGGACACCTAGACGCGCTCGACGTCCCCGGCGTCGTAATCACCCTCCGAGAGATAGGCCAGACATGATTAGTCCCGAGGAAGCCGCGAAAGCCCGCGCCCGCGCCGAGAGCGAAGCGATATGGCACCCGATCGCCCGCGCCGCGCTCGCCGCCGGGAACGTGCCGCTCGCACTGTCCGCCGTGATCGAGCACGGGCTCGACGTCGACCGGATCGCCCGACGATGAGCCTCCCGCCGCCCGCTCGCCTCGTCGGGCTCGACCTCACGTTGACGGCCGACGAGCTAGCTCTCGCCGTCGAGTGCGCCTCGTTCCGATGCAAGGAAGCTCTAAGCCGACTCGGAGCCAACCCGAACGACTATCACGAGCGCGCATGGGCCGACCGTTGGTCCGACCATTTCATCGGCGCAACCGGCGAGGTCGCCGTCGCCCGGCACCTAGCTAAGCCGTGGTCGCCGAGACAACCCTACGGACGATGGGACCCGGACCTCCCGCCGGATATCGAGGTCCGCACCCGGCGCGACCCACGCGCCCGCCTAGGGATTCACCCGACCGACCTACTCGACCGGCGGTTCGTCCTCGTCGTCATCCTGTCGCCGACCAAGCCGATTATCCGGAGCCCGGAGCTACCGACCCGCGTCCGGATCGTCGGCATGACGCGAGGGACCGCCGCCGTCGGACACGACGAATGGTGGGCCGATCCCGGCGGCAAAGGACACCCGGCGTGGTTCGTCCCGCAAGAGGAGCTAACGCCGCCGCGACGGCCGGTCGAGGCGGACGCTCACGGTTGGGTCGACCCGTGAGCCGGACCAACCCGCGCCGGGTCGAGGCGGAAGAGCTTGCCTACCCGTGCGACTACTGCCGAGCCGATCCCGGCGAATGGTGCCGGACCAAGAGCGGCGAGTTCGCGCCGCTCCTACACGGCGCACGTTGGTACGTCTGGCGCGCCGAACGGGACCGTCGGCTCGGCGCAACCCGGCCGTAATCCACAGCATGTGGGAAACCCTGTCCACAACCCGAGAGGAGGTCGGAGCCGATGAGCAAACCCGGCCGATCGTGGCTCCCGCTCGACGCGAACTTCACCCGCGACCCGACAATAATCGCCGCCGGAGAGCGCGCCGGATGGCTCTACCTCGCCATTCTCGGGCAACTAAAGCTCACCGGAGCGCGCGGAATCGTCTCCCGAGGAGAGGTCCAGTCGCTAGGTGTAAGCGGTTGGGAGGCTCGCCTCGGAGCCCTAGAGCGGGTCGGACTCGTCAAAGAAACCGAGGACGTCGGCACCTACTCGATACCCGCTTGGTCGGCGTGGCAGCACGGATCGTTCGACCGAGCGGCATACATGCGCGAATACCGCGCCCGACAACGTGAGTCACGCGACGAAACCACGCCGTAACTTCACCGTGAGAACTCACGCGGTAATTACAAACGTAACGGGATACAGACAGACAGACAGACAGACAAAGAACCTCTCTACTCACCTAACGTTCGTTCGTTCCCAACCCAACGCGCGAACCTCGCAACGAACGAGCGACGAAATCCACAAGGAAACCGCCCATGCCCGAGACATACGTCGTCGTCATCCGGCCGCACCCGACCGACGCGGCCGTGCTCCTCGTCGACTCCCCGCCGTCCCTCGCCGCCACCATGGGCCGGTTCGGACCCGCCCGCTACGCCGGGTTGCATCATGGCGCGTACGTGATCCCGCTCGACCAACGAGCTAATTTCCAACGCTTCGCGATCGCGAATCACCTTGCCGTCGTTGAAGACTCCTACCCGAACCCGACCACGCCCACGCCCGGCGCGCTCAACCCGCTACCCGAATGCGCCTCGTGTGGGCAACCCGCCCGCCGCTCCGCCGGGCTCCGCTATTGCCCGGCATGCGGCGCTAGCTGGCATCCGAGCTACACCCGCGAAACCGTCCGCGACCTCGCCTCCCTCGACTGCCCGACATGCGGCACAACCCAACGCGACGGGTTCCCCCGATGCCTCAATTGCGGGTCGGCACTTCCCAACACGCCCGGCCCGCGCAAGACTCTTGCCACGCGACAACCACTCGCCGACCCGCTACCGATAGCCGCGACCATTGACGAAACCCTCGCCGAGCAAGCCGGAACGTAGCCCGCTCTCGTGGCGTGCGTCGTGGCGATACCTCGTCCAGCAACCCGCCCGAGTCCTCCGACAACCCGACCGCCCACGCCGCCGACCACGCCGAACCCGAGAGCAACGCTACCGAGAATGAGCGCACCCGACCGGACCTCTACCGCCCGTTGGCAACGACGCCGGGCGCAACTCATAGCGACGTCGCCGCGCATATGCGCCCGATGCGGGATCGAGATTCCCTACGGCCAACCCGTCGTCGCCGGGCATGTCGTCGACCACGCACTCGGCGGCGACGACACGGCTCTCCAAATCGAGTGCGAAGCGTGCTCCCGATCGAGCGGCGGCAAGCTCGCGGCGGCGATCAAGCGAGCCAACCGAGCGCAAGCGAATCCCCTACTCTCGCAACGGGTTCCGAGCACTCCGAAGAACGCGAAACCCGTTGCGCCGCAACGCAATTCGCACGACGACGAAACGGCGTCTTTGAGTGGCGGAGCGACCTCACAAGGGATTCCCCTAGCGCGTGCCTCTCCCCGAGGGACGGTCCCGGACGACCCTCACGAATCGACGGAAACCGTTGCGGCACAACGGGTTTCGTCGATTGACGCGCGCTCGAAACCCGTTGCGGCACAAGCGGATTCGTTCGCTCCCGAATGGGCGACAACCGTCGACGATCCGGCGTGGTCCGGCGCATCCTGGCTCGATCCGTTCCGTTCGGTCCCGGATGACGCGGCGTGGCCGCGACTCATGAGCGCGCCTCACCCTCGGGCGGTCGGTTCGCTCGGCGAGGAGTTCGTCGAATGGTGCCGGGAGGAACGCGGCGTCGAGTTGCGTTGGTGGCAGCGTCTCGCGGCGACTCGGCTCCTAGAGGTTGACGCGGCGGGCGAGTTCGTTTGGCTCGTCGTCCTCTTGTCGACGGCTCGTCAGGTCGGGAAGTCGGTTCTCGTTTGCATGCTCGCGTCGTGGCGGATCACTCAAGCGGAGCGGTTCGGCGAGGAGCAATTGGTCGTGCACACGGGTAAGGATTTGCCGGTCTGTCGTGAGGTTCAACGGGCGTCGCGGGCGTGGGCGCGACAGCACCGTGACGACGGTTGGAACGCGCTCGACGCGAACGGCAAAGAGGAAGTGTCCGCGCCGGACGGGTCGCGTTGGATCGTTCGCGGTAAGGACTCCGTCTATGGCTATTCGGCGTCTATGCCGATGGTTGACGAGGCTTGGGACGTGACGGCGGCGGCGGTCGACGAGGGTTTAGAGCCAACCATGATGGAACGCCGTTACCCGCAATTGGTGATCGTGTCGACGGCGAACCGGCGCGCGACGTCTCTGTTCCCGTCGCGGCGGGCGGGAGCGATTGACCAGCTTCGGGACCCGGAAGACGTCCTCTTGCTTGAATGGTCGGCGCACGAGGAGAGCGAGCTAGAGGACGAGGACGCGTGGCGGGCGGCGTCGCCGCATTGGTCGCCGCGTCGGGCGTCAATGATCCGGAGCAAGGTCGCTCGGGCGTTGGCCGGGGAGGGTGACGTCGAGGACGTCGAGGAGGACCCGGTCGAGAGTTTCCGGGGACAGTATTTGAACATTTGGACGCCGCCCACGGCGCGGCTTGTCGGCCGTGACGAGCCGTTGGTCGGCGTCGAGGTTTGGGCGGGTTGCGCGGACGTCCAAGCGTCGCCGGGCTCGGGTCCGTTGGCCGTGGCGATAGAGGATTACTTCGGGTTGGGCGCGGCGGTTGGCGTCGCGGCGTGGACGGATGACGGCGAGCGGGTCCTCGTTTGGGGCGGCACGTTTCCGGGTCGTGGCGCGGCGCTCGCGTGGGCGGAGCGCATGGTCGAGCAACGGCCGGGCTCGGCGGGCTTGTGTGGCGCGTCGTTGCTCGCGTGGGCGCAAGCGGCTCTCGCGCCTAGCTCGCCGCTCGTGTTGGACGGCGTCGGGTTGGCCCAGACTCGCGGAGCGCTCGCGGGCATGCGGGATTTGATCGCGGAGCGTCGGCTCGTGCACGACGCGGGTTGGGCGTTGACGAATCAAGCGACGAGCGTCCTCGTCGTTCCGGGGACGGCCGGGCTCGCTATCTCGCCGCGTTCGCCGCGTAGCGATTTGCTCCGGGCGGTCGCGTGGGCGGCGCAACGTCTTGTCGACGCGGGGACAGTGCAACCGTTCCGAGTCTTGTGAGAGGGAGTGGGCGTCGTGGCGGTTGAGACGGCGGAGTTCGGTCCGTACGTGCGGGGACCGTATGCGACGCAACCGTGGAACCGGATTGTTTGGCCGTCCGGGTCGGGCGGGTTCGTGTGGGACCCGGTTTCGGCTATGGCGCTCCCGAGTGTCGGCCGGGCGGTCGCGCTTATCACGGGACAGATTCGGCAATGCCCGCTTGACGACTATCACGGGATCGAGCCGCAAGCCCGGTCGCGCTTGCTTGAGCAACCGGACCCGGCGCAAGCTCGCTCGTGGTTCGTCGGTCAAGAGATTTCCGATTACTTGCTACACGGCAACGGTCTTTCGTACGTGACGGCGCGGGACGCGACCGGGTATCCGAGCGCGACGGCATGGCTCCCGGCGTCGTGGGTCGATATCGCGTGGGACCCGGCGTCGCCGGACTACTCCTCGCCGAGCTATTGGGTCGGCGGGCGGCAACTCAATTCGGCGGACGTTGTGCACGTCAAGCGAGGCGCGGACGACCGTTGGCCGGTCCGTGGGATCGGCGTCGTCGAGCAACACTTGCTCGCGTTGACTCGGGTCGCGACGGCGGATCAATACGAATCGAGCGCGCTCACCGGCTCGGGCGTCCCGTCGGTCGCGATTATCACGCCGAATCCGCGTCTCTCCAATGACGAGGCGCGGGCGGCGAAAGACGATTGGTTAGAGCGGTTCGCGGGTCCGGAGCGGTCGCCCGCGATCCTCCCGGCGGGAACGCAAGTGATCCCGCTCGCGTGGTCGCCGACGGACGCGCAACTCAACGAGACGCGGAAGCTCAATCTTCAAGACGTCGCGAATATGTTCAACCTTGACGGCTATTACCTCGGAGCGGACGCCGCGTCGCTCACCTACCGCTCGCCGGGTCCGCTCTTCCTTCAACTCTTGCGGATCACCCTTGAGCCGATCATGAGCGACTTTGAGGGCGTGTGGTCGAGCGCGTGGCTCCCGCGCGGGCATGTCGTGAGGTTCGACCGACAGAAACTCCTCGTCGACGACCTCGCGACGACGGTCAACACGTTACGGACGGCGACGCAAGCCGGGCTCATGACGATTGCGGAAGCTCGGGTCTATCTCGGGTTGACGCCGGAAGCGAACGACAATCAAACGCCGGGTTCGGACCTCGTCTCGACGACGAGTCCCGTTGCTACCGAGGGAGAGACGATCAATGTCCAAGCCGCTTGAGCTACGCCCGCCCGAGGTCCGCACGTATCCGGCGACCGAGCTTCGGCTCGTCGAGACGAACGCGGCGCTAACGCAACTCGCCGGGCGCGCCGTCCCGTATAACGTCGAGACGAACGTCGGGTTCTACCTTGAGCGCGTCGCGCCGGGCGCGTTCTCCAAGAGCATCCGGGAAGCGGCGCGCGGGTTGCCGCTCTTGCTTTGGCACGATAACGAGTCGTGGCCGGTCGGTAAGTCGATCAAGTGGGACGACAGCTCGGGCGACGGGCTCGACGGCGTGTGGGAGCTTGACGACTCCGACCTCGCGCAACGCGCCGCACGGCAAGCCCGCGACGGGTTCCTAACCGGGCTCTCGGTCGGGTTCCAACCGTTGCCGGGCGGCTCTAAATGGGAGTTCGTCTCCGACGAGCAATGGGACGCGGGCGAGCTAGACAAGGTGACGCGGACGGAGGCTCGGTTGCTTGAGACGTCGCTCACGCCGACGCCCGCGTTCGCGGGAGCGGGCGTGACGTTGGTCCGGTCCCTCGACATGCCGTCCGAGGTCCGACAGCACCGACGGACGCGCTCCTCGGAGGTCGAGCACTGGCGACGCGTCCTCGACGGGTTGCGGGCATCGTGACGGGCGTCAAGTGGGGCGGCTCGCCGTGAGCGTCCTCCCGAGCCCGGTCCCGGTCCCGACCCGAGCCGGGTTGCGTTACGGCGACCTCGTCCTCGACGGGATCGAGGGTCCCTACCCGATCCCGCACCCGCCCGAGTACCCGCCGCCGGACGAGGTCGTCCCGTGAACGTCGGCGAGGCTCTCACGTTGGCCGGTTGGCTAATGATCGGCGTTGCGCTCCTCCTCGTCGCGGGCGTCCTCTTGGATCGCGCCCGCGCGTCCGGCAAGCATCGTCGAGAGGAGGAACGATGAGCTTCAAGCTCTCCGACGTGTGCCTCGTGGTTATCGCCGTGTTCGTCGTCTTGATCGGGCTCGGCGTCCTCCCGCCGTGACCGGAAGTAGTACCCATACACGGCGCGGGTTCCGTCGCGGCTCGGGTCGTGGTTGTCCCGGATGACGCCGTCGACGACGGCGACGTAATGCCGGGAGCACACGACGACGAGCGGACCGAGGTCGGTTGGTAGCTCGCCGGTCGCTAGGTGCACGGTCGTCCCGGAGCCGATCGCCATTGTCGGGACCCACGACCAACCGCGCTCCGCCATGATCCGCCGCGCGGTCCGCCCGTGCACGCCCGTACGCGCGCCGCTACGGCGTCCGCCTCGTCGCGGGCGCTCCCGTGCCGCCGCCGCGTTGATCGCGTCATAGACGGCCGCGTACGGCTCGTGAGAGGCAATTGCGAGCGCCCGCGCGAAGCAATCTCCCGTCGTCCCCTTGCGTCCGGCGTCGGCGCGCCCGCCGTCGTCGTACGCCCACGGGAGCGCGCTCACTCTCGACCGCCCATTCGGTAGAGCCGATCAATGACCGTCGCGACCGCCCAACCGAGCCGCTCCTCGTCGGCCGGGCTCAAGTCCTCAAGGTCGGCCGGGTCGAGCCCGGTCGCCTCCGAGAAGTCCGCGCCGGACACCCAACCGGCGACATGATCGGAGACGCGGCGGAGAGCTTCCGCGCGTGTCATCGGTCTTCGCCTCCCTCGGGTCGGACGAGTGGCGTCTCGTCCTCCGGGTTCCACGCGCGCGGCTCGCGCCCGCCGTCGACGAGGAACTCGACGAGGACGAGGACCATTGGCTCGCGCTCGACGACGCGGATCACGCGGTAATGACCGGGGAGGACGTCGCCGACCTCAAGCTCGCTCGCTCTCATCGGGTCGCCTCCGGAGCCCATGCCGGATCGGTCGCCGCGTGCCACGCGTCGTGGGCGCGTATCTCGTCGCGCGGGATCACGGCGACCCGCTCGTGGTTCGTACAGTCGCGGCACAACACGAGGTCGGCGCGGCTCCAATGGTCGCCGTAGCGGTTGGGTGGGACAGTCATAGCGATCACTCCTAATCGGTACGGAGCGGGTCGTTCCCGCCCGTCTCCCCCCATTCTACCAAACGAGGGTTTGACGGCTTGACGGGAGTCGTTGCGGCGCAACGGGATTCGACGTCGCGAACCCGCGACACGCCGACGATTTGACACGGGTTCTCGCGGATCGAGCGACTCTTGACGTACGACAACGATCGGCGGAGGATCGGCCTATCTCGGGCCGGACCGCCGGGACCCGTGGCCGGACCCTCACGAGGGAACCACGACGGGCGACGAGCGGAACCACGCGAGGACAGCTACCCGTGTCCAAGCGTAGGAGGCTCGAAATGCCAAACCCTGTCCTCGTCCGGCTTATGGACGAGCGTGCCGCGCAAGTCGATTTCATTGACGGGCTCTTGTCCCGTGTCGAGTCCGAGCAACGGGACCTCGTCGACGCCGAGCGCGCGAACCTCGCCGCCGCCCGTGAGCGGATCGGCGCTATCGACGCCCAACGCGAGCCGCTTGAGTCGTTCGAACAACTCCGCGCCGTGTCCGAGGAGTCGACCCGGCTCGCCTACGCGGGAGCTACCCGCTCGACCTCGTCCGAGGAGCGTCGCCCGGCGGGCGCGAACGTCGGCGAGTGCAACTACGCGAGCGCGGGCGAGTTCGTCGTCGACCTCATCCGGGCGCGTGGCTATCCGGGACAGCACGTCGAGCCGGACCCGGCCGCGCGGGCTCGGGTCGAGTCGGCGCTCGGTCGAACGATCATGTCCGAGGCGCGCGCCGTCGCGACCCAAACCACGGCCGACACTCCCGGCGTTCTCCCAAAGCCGATCGTCGGGACCGTCCTCAACGAGCTTGACGGCGCACGCCCGTTCGTCTCCTCGATCGGCGTCCGGTCTATGGCCGGGACGCCCGGCAAGGTCTTCTCGCGGCCGTACATTTCCCAGCACACGGACGTCGGCCAGCAAGCAACCGAGAAGACGGAACTCGCGTCGCGGGCGCTCAAGATTCTCTCGCTCGACCTCACAAAGAACACGTTCGGCGGCGTGGTCAACGTCTCCCGTCAGGACATTGACTGGACCTCGCCGAGCGCGTGGGACATTCTCCTCCGCGACCTACAGAACGTGTACGCGGCGGAGACGGACGACGCCGCCGCCGCCGCGCTCGTGACGGCCGTAACGGACACGGTCCCGTGTGCGAGCGACTCCCTCGACGACATTACGACGGCGCTCTACACGGCCGCATTCCACGCGGCGACGGGTAACGGGACGATGCGCGCGTCGGCGCTCCGACTGCCGAACATGATTTGGACGAGCGTCGATATGTGGGCAGTCATCGGCGCGGCACTGTCCCAAGCTCGCGCGTCCGCTCCGGGTTTCGTCGACGCGTCCGCGTCGCCGACAACGTTCGCGGGAGATATCTACGGGCTCCCGAGGGTCGTCGTCCCCGGCTTCCCGCCGTCGACGATCATTGTCGGCCGGTCGGATAAGACCGAGTTCTATGAAGAGCGGATCGGCGTCCTCTCGGCGGTCGAGCCCGCGATCCTCGGAGTCGAGGTCGCTTACGGCGGGTACGCCGCCTATGGAACCGTCGACCCGACGGCGTTCTCGAAGGTGACCGGGCTTACGCCGCCCGCCGTCCAAGCGGCTAGCTCGTCCTCGTCGTCGTCCTCGTCGAGTAGCTCGGGCAAGTAGGCGAGCAATGACGACGCTCCCGGCGTTGGCCGACGTCCGCGCATGGTGTCAAGTGGGCGCGACGTCGGTCGACGACGGGCAATTGCAACTCGTGATTAACGGCGAGCTAGACAACCAAGCGAAGTCGTGTCGGATCGGCGACCCGGCCGACGAGACGCCGCCGGTCGACTACCCGCCCGCGCTCACTCAAGCGATTTACCGTCGGGTCGCCCGCGAGCTATCCGGTCGGCAAGTGCCGCTCGGGATCGTCGGCGACCCGGCGTCGGAGTATGGCGCGAGCCGTCTCGCAACGTTCGACGCGGAGGTCGAACGGCTAGAGGGTCCCTACCGAATGGTCGTGTTCGGATGACCACGCGCGGGGACGTTGTCGCGGTTCTCGACGGGTTGACGTTGGACCTCGGCGGCGGCGAGACGGCCGTCGTCGTTGCCTATGAGCGGGTCCCCGATTCTCTCCAAGCGTTCAACTCGTGGCCGGTATGGGTTTCCACGATTTGGCGCACGGCGTGCGTCGAGGAGTCGTCGTGGCAAGTCCTCGTCACCCTCCCCGGCGGCGTTCCCGACGCGTGGTCGGCCAACGGCGACGCGATCATGACGCCGATCCGCAACGAGCTAAGCAAGGTCGGCGGCGTCATGCGTTGCGAGCCGGTCGCTATCCCGAGCGGCGATCCCTCGACCACGGTCCCGGCGCTCGCGTTCACCCTCGTTACCTAACCGGAAGGAACTCCAATGGCGGTCAAGAGCACCAAGCTTGGTCCGGGGACACTGTCCCTCGGGCCGGTCGCGACGCCGGTCGATTTCTCGTGCCAGCTAACCGGCGCGGTCGTCGCGTGGAACAAAGACAAAGCCGACGACATAACCGTTCTATGCGGCGACGTTGTCGCGGGCGGGACGACCTACTCGGCGACGTTGTCCGGGACGTTCCTCCAAGACCTCGACGACTCCGCCGGGATCGTCGGCTATTCCTGGCAGCACAAGGGAGAGTCGATCGAGTTCACCTACACGCCCAACACGGCGGCGGGAACGTCCGTCTCGGGGACCTTGATCGTCGACCCGATCGACGTCGGTTCGACTGACGACTACGGCTCGACCATGACGAGCGATTTCGAGTGGGATTGCGTCGGCGAGCCGACCCTCGATTTCGGGACGATGACTCTCGCGGCCGGATCGTCGTCGTCGGGCAAGGTCGGCACGAGCGATCCTCTCGCCGAATCGGTCCCCGCGTGAGCGGAGGAGCCCGCGTCGAGGTCGTCGGCGGTCCCCGTTGCGTCGCAACGCTCAACGTCGCGGCGACACGGCTCGGGCGACTCACCGACGGCTCGCGGCGCGCCTCGGACGTGATCGCGTCGACCGCCCGGCTCCGCGCGCCCAAACGGACCGGGAGGCTCGCCGCGTCGATCGCGCCGAGCCCGCAAGGTTCGACCGCCCGCGTCCGGGTCCCGGTCCGCTACGCGTGGCCGGTTCACTCGGGCGTGCCGAGCCTCGGGCAACCCGCACGACCGTTCCTCGCCAACGCGGCGGAGTTGACCGAGCCCGTGTGGGTCGAGGGATACCGCCGCAACGTCGAGCAAGTCATGAGCAAAGTAGAGGGAGCGTGATCGTGTGGCCGACGTCAAGCTATCGACTCCTCGTCTCCGGATCGTCCTCGCCGACGACGAGGAGCGCGTCGTCCAAGCGACGAACGCGGACCTCGTCCGGTTCGACCTCACCCGAGCGAAGACCAAATGGCCTAGCCCGACCGACGCGCCGTTCCTGTGGTTGACCTTTATCGCGTGGTCGGCGCTCCGCCGTACGTCGGCGATCCCGCAAACGTTGACCTATGAGGCTTTCGCCGACACGACGCTAGAGATTGAGAACCTCACGGACGAGGAGAGCGCGGACGATCCGAGCCGGGACGCGGTCGTCCCTTTCCCCGAGGTTCCCGAGCCCGGCTAATCGTCTCGCTAGCGATAGCGACCAATACCGCGCCGGGTGATTGGTGGCACGAGGACGACGCGACGATCGCGACGGCGCTTCAACTACTAGAGGAAGCTCGGGAGGAGGCGGACGACGATGCCGGGTAAGTCCGTTGACCTCGTCCTCAAGATTCTCGGCGACTCCTCGTCGGCACAGAAAGCGACCAAAGAGGCATCGGGCTCCGTCGCGAAGATGCAACGGACCGTCGGGAAGCTCACGATTCCGGCGGCGGCGGTCGCCACGGCCGTTACGGCGGTAGGGATTTCGGCCGTCAAGTCCGCGTCGCGACTTCAACAGGCTTTCGGCGCGGTCGACTCGGTCTTCGGTAAGAACGCGAAGCAAGTCAAAGCGTGGGCGCGGACCTCCGACCAAGCACTCGGGCTCTCGGCGGCGGCATACTCCGAACTCGCGAGCATCATCGGCGCGCAACTCAAGAGCGCGGGCGTCCCGATCGACCAAGCCGCCGCGAAGACGCAAGAGCTAATCAAGCGTGGCGCGGACCTCGCGGCGACGTTCGGCGGGACCACGGCGCAAGCCGTCGAGGCACTGACGGCGGCGCTACGCGGCGAGGCGGACCCGGCGGAGCGACTCGGGTTGTCCCTCAACCAAACCCGCGTGAACGCGGTTCTCGCGGCTAAGGGACAGGCTCACCTAACCGGCAAGGCTCTCTCGGCGGCGAAAGCTCAAGCGATCCTCGACCTCGTCACTCAACAGAGCGCGGGCGCGATCGGCCAATTCGGCCGGGAGTCAGACTCGGCGGCGGGCTCCGCCCAAATCGCGGCGGCGAAGTGGGAGAACGCGAAAGCGACGCTCGGCGAGCAACTCCTCCCGGCCGTCACCGACGTAACCGAGGCGCTCGGCGGCATGGCCGGTTGGATGGGTAAGAACGCGACCGCAACGCAAGTCATGATCGGAGTCGTCGGCACGCTCGCCGCCGGAATCCTCATCCTTAACGGCGCGATCAAGGCTTATAACGCGGCGGCGACGGCGGCGGTCGCCGTCAACGAGTTCCTACGCGGCTCGACGATCGCGACGGCCGTTGGTGTCTATGCGATTTCGGCGGCGGAGGCGGTCGCGACCGCCGCGACGTGGGCGTGGAACGCCGCGCTCGCCGTGTTCGACGCGTTGAACCCGTTCGGTTGGGTCGTGCTCGCGGTCGTCGCCGTGGTCGCGCTCGTCGCCGCGATCATCCTGGCCTATAAGCACTCCGCGCGGTTCCAAGCGATCGTGAAAGCCGTCGGCGCGGCGGTCGCCACGGCAGCTAAGGCAATCGGCTCCGCGTTCGCGGCCGTGTGGCGAGTGATCGCGGCCGGAGCGCGGTTCCTTTGGTCGTCGATCGTGACGGCGTTCAACGCGGTTCGCGCCGTCGTCGTCGGCGTCGCCCGAGGGATCATGAGCGTCTTCGGCCCCGTGTTCGCCGTGATCGGCGCACTAGCTCGGCTCTACGCGACCGTCGTAAAGCTTGTGTTCGTCGCTATCTACACGGTCGCCCGGCTCGCCGCGCAAGTCATCATCATTGCGTTTCAAATCGCGTTCGCGCTCGTCCGGATCGGAGCGCAACTCGCCGGGCGAGTCATCGTCGCCGCGTTCAACGCGCTCGCCGGTCCGGTCCGCGCTGTCGCGGGCGCGATCGGGAGCGTCTTCCGGGCCGGGTTCGCGGTCGTCCAGCGCGCCGCATCGGCCATGGCCGGGTTCGTGCGCGCGATCATTGCGCCTCTCATCGGTCCGGCACGCTCGGTCGCCAACGCGATTTCGTCGGTCTTCCGAACCGCGTTCGCCGGAATCTCCGCCGCCGCCCGGACCGCGTCCTCGGGTATCTCGACCGCCGTCAACGCGGTACGAACGGCGTTCGAACGAGTCGGAGCCGTCGCCAAGACGATCGGCGGGAAGATCACGGCCGGGCTCTCCGGAGCTAAGGGAGTCATTGACTCGATCACGAGCGCGGTTCAACGGCTTATCGACTGGCTCGGGAAGATCAAGATTCCGAAGATCAAGATTCCCGGCGTCGGCTCGTTCGGCGGTTCCTCGCGCATGGCCGTAGGAGTCGCCACGCGGGCGGCTCCCGGCTTCCCGCTCTCCCCGGCGGGTCCGAGCCTCACCCGAGGCGCTCCGAGCCTCCGAGGCGCTCCTACGGTCACGACCGGCACGGGTTGGACGATAAACGTTTACGGCGTGCTCGACGGCGCGGACGCCGGGCGGAAGATACGCGCGATCCTCCGCGACGACGACCGCCGCCGTAAGGGAGTCCGCGTCCAAGCTCGGACCGTGACCGGATGAGCGTCGGCGCGACGTGCGTCCTCAAAGCCGACGGCGTCAAGGTCGCCGACGGCTCGCCCGGCGATCCCACGACCGACCCGACAGCGCTCTCCGGGCTCTCGATCGCGTGGGGACGCTCGACCACGGTCGACCAACCCGACGTTTCGACCCTGACGTTCGACTGTCTCGACGAGCCCGGCGGCAAGGGATTCCGCGACGTCTTCAAGGTCGGGACGCCGCTCTCGGTCGAGTCGACCGCGATCACTTACCCGTCGCCGACTTTGAGCACGTTTCCCGATCCCGGTTTCGAGTCGGCTCCGCCCAACGTCGGCACGAACGGCGGGCATACGGTCCGCT